GTGACTGAGCACGTAACAGTTGAGTCCGTATATCGTTAATGCCTGAGTTTGTTGATATGTATATAGCATGATAGCCTATAGCACTTAACAATTTATCTAGCGAATCTACTATATCAGTAATCAAATCAATCAAGCGAGTAAGATATTCTATCTTGTCTGCGATAGCTTGTATCAAGTCTGCGATCGTCTGAAGAAATGTGACTCCACCACTCAGTAAATCTATAACCGGATCGAATACTCTATCGATTAGATTTACTACCTCAGGACTGATCTCTCGTAATGTAATACGCTTCCAATCAGGGTACGCACTGATAGTGTATTGTGACTCTATCGATTCTAATACCGGTATACAGTCCACAGCCCAATCGAGGTCTTCAGGCTGTCTGCCGTCGAGATACATATCTCCGGTTATTTCATCTACCGGTATCTCGATAGCGTCAGCTTCTTCATCACTGAGAAAACTCAATTGTTGCATAACTCTAACGACACGTTCTACACGAGTAGCTACTTTGCTCATTGTCTGTAACTGAGCAGAATCCTTGATCATACCAAGCATAGCGTAAATACGACTATTACGAAGACCTCTAGCAGCCGCTCCTATGTTCATACCAAGACCAGACCATGTGCTAGCTATAGTATCCTCACCAGCAGACACACCAACATCTTCAGGTGATGTGCTACATCTAACTAATACAATCATAGCACAGTCAGCAGTAAACTTAGGTCTAAGAAAATCTCGTTCGTCATCAAAGCTAGAGTTTAGATCTTTAACGAAAGATGTAGTGAATTCATCTCCGATCAAGTTGATCTGTCTATAGTCAGCGTCAGGGCCGTACGCAGGCGTACCTGCCTGACCTAATAATTGACGAGTAGGATAATCCCACATCAGACAAGTGTAGAATCCAGATACAAGTAGACTGTCTTTAAACCCCTGAACAAGTGCTCTTAATGGACCTAGAAAATCAAACGAGATATTTAGTAACAGAGACTTAGCGGTATTTAGTATACCGCCTATGAACTCAAGAGGTATCTTAACGACATTCAAGAGCAATTCGATTGCGTCGGTGATAGCTTTGACACCGGGTATTAAGTTTGATAGCGTAGCGCTATGCCACTCAGCCGACGGCATTCTGGTTTGCTTTCGCTACGTCAAAAAGAGACTTGAGTCTGTCTATGTTTTGCTGTATCAACAAAGGTACTACTGTATCACGATACGCGAGTAGAGACTCTTTCACTAGAGCAAGATACTCAGTGTTCATAGAAAGTTTGCCTGACTGAGTACCGTGTTCTACAGGTTTAGTCGCTGAGTCAGACTTAAACTTGTTTATACGTTCTACTAGAGACTTAAGCGACTCAACTCTAGTTTCATTTATTGAGTCTAGTTTTATCTTAGCTGAGTACTCAGCTATCGCAGCGTTCATGTTAGATTCAAGTGTATCGAAGTCGATCATTCTGTAAACACTTTTGCTGATAGTATGCCTGCTGCGGACGGATTTAGTAGACTTGAAAATGCAGTTATAGCTGCTGTCATCGCCGGTGTGACTGCGTTAGGTATATCAGCTATTGCTTTGATACCAAGAATATACGTATTCAGTTCAATCAAAAATGCACCTAACGCGCCAGAAAAGTTAGTACCTTTAACTAATGGCTGTATCGCAGCAGCTATACTACCTAGCTTTACGCTAGCTACAGGTGTGTCCGAGTCAACGTTAGCTATACCTGCAGAGGTCTTCAAAGTAGCGTTACCTGATTTGGTCGAACAAGTAACGTTACCTGCTGTAGCGACAAACAAACTCGCGTTACCTGTCGCGGTAGAACATTCAACATTGCCTGTAACAGTAGATAGAGTAGCATTGCCTAATGTCATACACGAGAGTTCAACATTACCTAATGTAGTGTTTAGCTTTATCTTACCACGTTGATTGAACAACTCAAAGTCACATCCAAGTAATGGACTTGCAAGAGTTATCTTCATACCCTTACCGGGTATAGGGGTAGCGTTGACTGGTATATTAGTAACTACTAGTTCTGCCTCACCACCAATACTTATATTAGCTTTACCTAGTACACTGAGTGCTAAATCATTTACTACAGTCGTACTCTTGTTGCCATGAACTTTCTGAGTATTGTCTCCACGTACCTCAGCGCTCATAGAACCGTCGACAGTTACTTGTTTCTGTGGTGCTAGCTCCTCGCTTATCTTGCTACCGATAAGAGTAACTTTACCTTTATCTTTGTCGAATACAATCTTACTACCTGAGCTATCTTCGATAACAATAGGTGTGCTACTGTTAGTGTTCATAACAATACGATTACCTGCACTGTCTCGTATCTCGATACCTTCTTTACTCGGTCCAGACTTTAACTCAATTGTATTTGCACCTGTACCACTTCGACACTTACTACGCAGGATAACACGCTCGTTCTGGTCTGCCGCGTCAAAGAACAGTTCTTGACCTGAAAGGTCTCGTAGTCGAATTGCTGCTCTCTTGTCTCTAAGAACACTATGGGATAGCTGATCACCACGGGTAGCATCTCTAATACCTCGCTGAGCTTTATTCGACGAACTGTACTCTACAGCTACCGGACAGTACATCTCAAAGATCTGACCTGACCGATCTATGATTTTTAGAAACTCTTTACCGTCTCCATCTTCAACCAAGAACGTATGACCTTTATAACTCTTCTGCCATACGCGTCTAGTCGGATGAGGATCGCCATCGTAGACCCCATCAAATATGTCTTTAGGAGTTTCACTTTCGCCGTCCGGAGGTAACCAAGGTTTCTCTACTTTAGGTACATTGCTACTAGTCAAGAATATATTAGGATTGTAATCGTCTCGCTTTGGTACACCTCGAGATGTGCCTAGTACAACTGGAAAGTCTTGCAGACCGGACTCAAAGCCTATCCATACAGCAGATCCAACCGGTGGAGGGTTGAAACTACCATAGTCGTAGCCACCACCACCGGGTTCTGCTACCTCAGCCCAACTAAGCGCAGATGTAGGAGTCTGATGCTCAGTACCGTGAATAGCCCATACACGTACTTTCACTCTACCTAGTCTATCAGGGTCATCGATGTCCTCAACTTTACCGCGATAAAGACCAGGTTTGTGTACGCTAGCGTCTTTACGAAGATGATTTACAGACTCTTGACGTTTACGTTCAGACATTTATCTTGTCGTTGTAGTTGTACTTGTAGGTACTTTAACTTCGCCTGCAGTCTTCGCAGCGTCAGTACCTTCGAGTGCAGTCTGTTTGCCTAGTTCTACCGTTATCTTATAGTCTGTAGTTATGAGATGAGTTATATTGTGTATTAGATAGCGACCTGAACTCCAATGTAGTGCACCTTGTTGATCCATTAACTCTTCGACAAACGCTGGTAGATATACCGCGATATCGCAGTAAGTTTCAGATGCATAGAAATCTTGATACTCAGGCAAACCTACTAGTTCTAGAGTTCCTCCATAGATCAACTGATGTAGAGTCTTATACGCATTCTCAGTTCTATTAAATGCTGCAGTTGGACTTGCGTGTTGATGCAATTGTTTACCTGAACAATGACCGCCTAACGCTACCTGAACAGCCGGATAGTAACTGAATACTTCTGCTCTGCTCAGTCGAGTTATCAAGTCATCTCGAAGATCAGTTAATGGCGGTGCTGAAGTACGGCCTCCATCCTTAGCGTCATTCTCATTAGTCAAGCCTAGAGTCTTGCGGTCTAGTACTCTCTGTTGAAACTGTTTAGTTCTAGAATCGTAAACGCCTGCGATACAAGTAGCTGCAATCTGACCTATAGCTCTAGTTGAGTAGCGTGGTGAGAAACTCACTACACCATTAGGCATTCCAAATAGCACATTTAACTTTCTGTATGACTGAACCTTCTTAGCTGACTTGTATAGCTCAGTATGAAAATGAAACGACCTATCACTGCTCAAGTTAAACTCAAACGTACCCTGAGGGTTTAGCTTTGACTTAGCCTCAGGTAATAACTTCTGTAGTATGAAGTCAAACTTAGACATAGTACCAGTAAACCATTCTGCGTTAGTAGTGTCTCTGTAATCGTCGTCTGTCTCTTCGATAAATATCTTGTTAGCGTCCGTGAAACCCATATCCTTGGCAATGTCAGTAATAACTTTACTGATTTTACCTTTGTACGTCTTTGGTTCTACTTTGAACGCGAAGTTAGCACCATACGCTAGACCAGTTATAGTAATACGTAAACCCGAACTACTCAACGACGGTATATAGTCTCTAATCAGTATCTGATGCCAGATACTCTCTTCTAGACCTACACCAGGGTAACCCCATCTGTAGCACAGTATACCGCCATAGTCTCTATCACACTTGAATATCTGTTTCTCAAGTTGACCGAATGTGTGATCTAGAAAAGTCAAAGTTAATTCATCTGTACCGCTACGTTTACTGATACAAGTAAACTCTAACAGATTCTGAGGTGGTACAGTAACCAATAAACTCTCATCTGGTGTAGAGTTACCTGCTGGTAGTACATTACCTGAGTAGGGTTTACGGTCTTTATCGCTTAGCGGATTTGTACTATTCTGTTTAGTTCCGAATCGAACTTGTACTACCGGATGTAGTACTAGGTTCTGAGTGCTATGTGTTGTACTAACAGTCATCTAGCTAATACTTCATGAAACAAGTTATCTCGGTCAGGTATACGTAACTTGCGACCTATGTACGTCTCAGCAAATGGGTCTATCATACCGTTGACGTACGCGATGACCCAGTACAGGTACTCTGTACCGTAACAGTCTAACGATATCAAATCAGGGCGATGAGACCATTCCGGTAGTACTTCTACGTACCGATCTTGAGGCAACGTAGTTATCGTAGGAGCATCCCAACTCTCTTGAATAGGTACAGAAGGTATACCATTCACGATATCATTTTTAGTCAACAACAACTTAATATGATTGTAGCGACTCAAAGTTCGATTAGTGTCTCTATTCTCAATATATGTAGGTTCGTCAATCTCAGCTAACGCTGATTCAGACTTACCGTATACATAGATACGTTTACCCATTTACCACCAAAATGTACCTGTATTAGTTGTTGTATCGCTAGTACTCGAACAACTATTACATGTAGACCAAGTCTGAAAGATAACGATAACTGGCTGAGATCTAGCAGTAAGCTGAGGGCTAGGTCTAAATTGTACGGTCAGCAGACCGTCTGCAGCTGCATTGATCTCGGCAGCTTTGCTAGTAGCATTAGTATCTTTGCAAACATCAGGGTGATACTTCTTGAGTTTAGACTTACGAGCGTTCTTTACTGCATCATGAAACGTATTAGTTTTCACTTCAAACGACATATCAGAGCGAAGTATACCATCAACTAAGGACTCAGAAAGGTCTAGCGTAACTAAATCTTGTTGAAAGTTACGTTTCATAGCGTCGAACTCAGTACATTCTGGACTTACCGACTTTACGTATCGGCGAGCCGTTAGGTGACTTTATAGGTACCGGGGCTGAGCCTGAACTGTCCGTGTCTACAGAACCGGGATTACTGTAATTATTTAATTCATGCTCAGCTTTGACTTCTGAATCGAATGGTCCGTACGTATAAGCATCTTCGTATTCTCCGTACTCTTTATCAGCGAGTTCAAGATACCATTTACCGTTACGGGCTTTGTAAATAGAACAATATCTACTTACACTTTCAACAGTCTCAGTAACTGTGATATCTGCAGCATTACCGTCGACAACTTTATTGATCAGACTCTCTGATTTATTCATCATAATCTCCTAGGGTCCTGTAAGACCGCTACAGCGGGCCACCAAGCCACCCACTGTAGCCGTGGGGTTTGAGGGCCCAAAAACAGGGTCACGTGAACCCGGGCACCTGTCCGCGTAAACCCGTTCGAGGGGGTTGCCGACCACGTCGCCCACTGTACAGGATGGGTGCGGGGTCACGCTTCGGACGAACCCAGCCAGGCGTGGGAACCGGGACCCCCGAACCCCTGAGCCCGGACAACCGTTATTACGGGTCGACAGTACGTACGGTTCTAGCAGGTTAAAGGTGAATGTATATAGCTTTATCATACCTATCTAGCTGTGTTGCCTAGGTTTCTTCTTACGTCACTCAAACTCAACGGTGTGTCATTTATGACACGGAAGGTGAACTGACATTCTATTCTGTGAGGGTATCCGTTAGTATCGTACGGAGGGTGAAAGTTAAAACTAGGCTGTATTATGACACCCTTCTTACGAAAGAATCTACCAATAGTTATAGCTACCTTATGAGGTGGTTGTACAGGTCCAACGTTGTTCAAACCGTAGTCTGGATACTGAAAGCTCTTTAGAAACAAGTATTGAGTGTATATCATCTCTGTAGAGCCTCCATCTAGCGCATCTACAGACGCAGCAAAAGTTATATTGAATGAATAATGATCAGCTCCGGTTTGACTGTAGAACAAATGAGGCTCTGAGCGACCCCGGACCGGAGGCTCGTCGTACTGAGCATCTAGATTCTCAGTAATAGGTTCGAAGTATAGAAACCTTATACTAGTACCGTCAATGAGATCTGTAATGTAACCTTGTACGACCATTTATTAACCACCTACTGCGTGACTGAGCGCTGCGCTAGACGGTGGCGGTTTGCCTAGAACTGTACCACCACTTGCAGTGTTCTTTATCAGCACGTCAAGTATTCTCATTAGTATATTGTCTGTAGATCCAGTATTCTGTACTGCTATAACTTGAGCTTCCGTTGCAGTTGCAGATACTGGAGTTACTGCCTCTACTGCTGTAGTAGCAGGTACGGTTCCTGCAGTAGATGTTATAGCAGCTACGTCACGCTTACGACCTTCTACAGCCGACTTGAACTCTTGAGCAGACTGTATCTTCTTTAACTCTAGAGTAATCTCTTGTATGTAGTTCTCTCTACCTTCTTTATCTTCACCGTACGCTAGTTGAGCACGCTTAGCTACCTCTGCAGTATTTATTTTACCCTCGAGCGTAAATAGATTCTGACTGCCCATGAGGGCTTTCATAGAACCTATCTTCTCAGAACGAGACTTACCTCGAGACTCTATCCATTTACCACCTTTCTCCTCATATAGAACACTGTTGACTTGTCGGTTGGTATCTAGAGCTACACGCTGCATTTCTAACTGATCAGCTTGAGCTTTAGAGACCCAGTCGGCTATCCTTTTAGCTGCCATATACATAGCTATAAGTGCACCGACTACTAGCATAACTTTACCGCCTATAATACCAAACAAACTGAGCAGCTTACCCGCTACTGCAATTAGACCTACAGTACCGGCAGCCCACTTTACCCAACTCTTAGTACTTTCATCAAGCTTAGTCCACTCAGAGACTAACCATTTTATCTTACCACCAAAGTTCCATATGGCTGTAGCTACCTCGAGGATAAAGTTTTTGACACTTTTGAATTTCTCGCCTAGGTAATCTAGACCGTCTTTCGAGCATAGCCAAGCTATCTTTTCTTCGAGCCACGTAATAGCTTTGTCTAGTGCACGCATAATCTTCTCGGTACCGAGTTTCTCTAATAGCCTAACAACACCTTCACCTATCTTTAGCCAGATACGTTCTAGAGTTCTATGTAACTGATTCCACATCATAGATAGTCTATGTTGCTGAGCCTTAGCACGCTTCTCGTGTAGATCTTTATCTTTCTCAGCTTTCATAACTTTAGCACGAACAGTATCTATGTTTGACTCTTCAAGCTTCATCATTTTAGTGAGCATAGAATGACTCATACCTGTCATACTAGTAGCGTACTCTTCGTTGAGTCTTAGTAACTCAGGTCCTTCTTTCTTGAGCGCCTGAATAAATAACTTAGTAGGGGTTACTACGTCACCCGACTCAAGCATATTACGTATTGTCTCAATAGCTTTACCGGTGTTGCGCGACACGAACGCTAGCCAGTCTTGACCCTTGTCAGAGTCAATCTTTAATGCCTCGGCAAACAAACTAGGTAGCTCTTGACCAACTTCTATACCCATATCTTTCATTACAGCAACCATAGTAGTCATATCGCGAGTAACGTCAGCTTTAGCTTCGCCACCTGCTTTGCGCATACGAGACATCATGTCATCAAGAGATTTAGTAAATGTAACTACTTCGTCACCGGTCATACTAGTAGATTCTTGAACTGCTTTCATCGCACTAGCGATACCGCGTATTCTATGATGAGGTAACTTGTATACACGATCAAAGCTATCGAACATACCTATTACTGAATGAGTACTAACGTCCATAGCTTTACTAAGATGCAGTACATTCATCTTTAGATCTCTGAAGTGCTGTACTGATCTGGGTGTGTCTGCTATAGACATGTGCAGATCACCCATAGCTTTGGTTACTGAGATAATCTCGTCGCGAGAGTAGTCTAAGTAACCGGTCAGAGACTGCACGTCTGCTATGGACTGTTTCAACAACTTAGGCTGATCGCCCATAGTAGCATTGAGAGATGCAGTCTGTTTAAAGAATTCCAGATACGCTTTAGCAGCGCTATATAGAGCACCTACAAGTCCAACACTAATTGTAGTAGCTAGATCACCGACATTGAATCTCGAAAGTTGTAACTTGTCACTAATAACTTCGAGATGTTTACGGAAGAAACCTTTGTTCTCTATCTGACGTTCTACCTTTTGTAATTCTTTACGTTCCTTCTCGTACTTTTTATACTCAGCACGAGCAACTTTGATTGACTTTATCTCTTTGTTTCTATACGCCTCAGCAAGCTGAGTAAGACTTCTGAGAGTTTTACTTTGACGTTTGAGTTGTTTGTCTACCTCTTCAAGTTGTTTGCCTTCGTCCTTTAACCCATCTACTACGTAGCCTATTGCTTGATCAAACTTTATGTACGCTTGTTCAGAACTCGCAAGAGATTTCTTGAACTCTTCAGCGCCTTCAAGCTCTATAGAGAATGCAAATGGGTTATTCGGATCGTAGTCAGCCATTGTTGTTAACCATGAGGTTTCGCCCGGTCACGCTTCTTATCGTGCAAAGTCATCATAAAGTCTTGCCATTGTCTATGATGCTCTACAGTTCTCTGATGCATATGCTTTCGTTCGAAAGGAGTCATATGCATAACATCAACGTATGAGAACCTGCCGTAGTGCACGAGATCAAACACGATATCTGCAAGCTGCGTGACACTAGGCAACTCTTGACTCAAGACGAAAAAAGGTCTTGTCCAATGGCATTATAATTTCGTTCTCCCAACCACAGCTATCACACTTTGGACGAAGTTCTTGCTCAATACCTATATTCATATTCTGAATAGCCTGACGTAACGCTAGAGCGTCTTTACCTTTGAGAGATTCTATAAGCTCAAGCGCATCAGATATAGACGGTTGTACGCCATCTATATCAACGATACGTCTAGCTAGTCTGAAGATGTAGCCTTGGTCTTCGTCTTTGAGTGCACCTCGACGAGAACCTTTGGATCTCATGTTACTAACGTACTTCTCGGTCGCAACCTCGTCAGAACCGCGTAACATACGCCATCTGACGATCTTGCCTAACATAGGCAGTGCTAGAGTGAAAGGCTCATCTAGCGATGATACACCTAGATTCAACAGTAGATCTTTGTCGTCTGCATAAGTTACATCTAGGTCGAGCTCTAGATCTATTGTTGATCTGTTCTTAGTGCTACATTCGTCACACTTGAAGTTAAAGCTATACTCGCCACCGTAGCTCAAGCAACGCATGTAGATGAACAGATGCCAACGATCTACGAGCAGTAGCTCGAGAGGATCCATCGGACAGTCAGTCAATCTTTTGATTAGGCGATTGAGGATTTCAGTGAAAGGAACGGCAGGTGAGATTATAAGGCGCTCTTCTTGAGTACCCCAAGGGTCTACATTGAGTATACCGTCGGGTAGAGCACCGTTATAGAACTGACCTTTGCTCGCAAGTTGTAACTGACCGTGATATTGACGACCCATTTGACATCTCCTTGACTGATAGTTGACGTGACAGGATCGAGCAAACTACTAGCTGCTCTTTGAAGCGTGATAACCTACTTGCTTTCTATGCAAAGCTGCTACCTCCTTATCTTTGTCATCTGCATTACCTCCCAAGTTAGTATGTAACTCTGCAGCTTTCTGGTGTGCATCTGAGGCAGTCTCATGATCCTTAGGAGTCTTAGCGGAAGCAGTTAGACTCCAAGCCTTAGTAGCAGCCACGTGTTTTCTAGCGCTACTAGGACTCATAGTGCCCAACTTAGCTAGTTTACCAAATACTACATGATACCCTTTAGGTACCGGTTCTCCCGGTTTCCATGAAGGTACGTCAGCTTCTAACACTGACTCGAGTACCTGATGCGTTGAGTTACCTGCTAGAACTTGATTTATCATTTCATCTATGGTTTTCATTGTTTCTACGCTCCTGAGATCGACTCAGACCAGTCGATCTTGTCAACTGCGAGAGGTACTTCCATGAGCACCTTCTCGCCACCCTCCATAGTCAACTCAACTGAAGGGTCACTGCTCGGCCAACAGCCTACGAGCTTCGCAACCCGAACCGTATCACCGTCAGGACCTGTCATGACTACGTGAATAGTCTTCTTGTAGTCTTTGGCGAGTCCGACTTTGCCTGTCTGAGGATCGTAAACCTTCTTACGCCAGCGCATAACTGCACCGCGTGTGTCAACATCGACAAAGTCTTTGAGACTCAGTGTAGCCTCATCGACAGTAACTTGACCCGCTACCTTACGTTTCTCGTTCTGGTAATGTAGCTCGATAGTCTCGTTGCTCTGTCGCGGTAAAGTGAAACCTTGAAGACCGACAAGTACGAGATCCTTGTCAGCGTTGTCGAGCGGTATCTCAACCGCGAAGTTGTTATGGCGCTGAGGCTCGAAGCTACCTTGAGCAGCTGCGAGATGATCAGCACTAGTCGGATTTGTCAATGACATCAAACTCTCCTATCTATCATGACTATCTATCATGACTGTTGATTTGACTAGTACGTGAGCTCGGTGAAGTTCGCAGTCTGAGACGTCAGAATGAACTGAAGCTCGATGATCTCTGCCGTCTTCTGAGGTTTGATATAGAGCTTACCAATCATCTTGTTCTGCTCTATCTCAGTATCAGTAGTCGTAGTCGCGTCACACACAACTAGATACTCCCGGATACCTCTGTTTGTGAGTACGTGCTGGAATACCGGGTCTACTAGTTGTTTGAATTCACGCCACAGAACTTCATCGTTAGGATCAAACGCTAACTGACGACTGACCTTCAGCAACGTGCGCTCTAGGTACAACAACATACGGCGCACATTGACACGATCGAGCGCGGTAGTCGCTTTCTGCAGAGTCTTCTGACCGTACGCATGTATACCGTATCCAATGAAGTTAGTGATTGGGTTTACGTTAGCACCGGGTCCATTGAGCGCGTCACGATCACCTTGGTCCGGAGAGTACCTGAGATCCTTCGCCCCTTTGAGTTTACCTCGTCGTAGACCTGCGGGTGCAAACCACGGGTACTGCATATTGTCACTCTGCGTGAACACACCTGCAAGATGACCAGACGGAGACGTCCAGACATCAACGTCATTGTACTCATCGTACACTTTGACCCACGGCCAATACATTGCAGCGTAACTAGAGTTAAGTGCAGTTACGCGAATGTTCGTACCATTATGAAAGTCGAGTATCTCCTGAACAGCGTCTATTGTAGTCCAGTCAGGTGGGTCAATGAGCGCAATACAGTCCATACGCGTCTCAGCAAACAACACGAGCGCATCTTCGACGTTCTGACTAACCTGACCGGGCACTGAAACAATGTCGATCTCGTACGTCTCTTTGTTCTTGAAACCTTGCAAACCAGTACCACTAAAAGCGTTACCGATAAAGTCAGCATCGGATATAGTAGTATAACCGTCATCACCACCTGCTATAACCATCTGCCAACCAATCACAGGTTCTGATCGAGTTGTGAGTACGGTCGCCCCAAAGTACGCACTGCTCGAGAGCATAGTTGCAGCAACACTTGATAGATCCATATTGTATACGGTCTCAAGAACTATCAAGTTAGTTGAGTCACGAACCTCGAGATTGAAGTTTGTTGGGTCACCAGCATTACGCTGAGCCTGAATGTACATACCTTTACACCACGTACCCTTAGTCAACCCCTTCATCGCGACGCTACCTGCTATAACATCATAGTCTAGAGTTGCGAGCGCGCCACCTGGCCATGTAGCGGTAGTGTCAACTAAAAGTGTAGTAGCCGTAAACCCGGGTTTGATACCGCTGATATAGTAGTAACCATTGTTACCAGTATCTACTAAATCGTGAATCCACAGAATGTCCCCTGCCTGAACGTGGTGCAGAGTGAACTGAGCAGTTGCACTCACAAACTCATTAGGTGTCGCAGTACCCCCGTCAGTACCTCGACTCATTGTACCATACACCGTATACTCGAGAGTCGCGAGATTACCCTTAGGAAAGTCACGATCGAGTACAATCTGTGTTGCACTAGTTATTGACGCGATTCGGTACACACCATTGTCACCTAATGTAGCAGGTGTTGTATCGTGTATTCTGACGATGTTACCTATTGAACAGTTGGTAACGAAAGATGCTGTAGCTGACGTAAGAATACGCGCAGATGGACTGACGCTAGTCGCGCCATCTGCTTTACTCTCACGCTTCGCTACCCACACAGTAAATGTCAAAGCGTTCAAACTTCCTGTAGGCCAGTTACGGTTTACGTCTACTGCACCTGCAGCGACAACTGTAATAACGTAGAAACCGTTATCGGCCGGAGTGCCTACATCAGCTATCTCAAGTACGTCACCAACTACAACACCCTGAGTCACAAAGTTAACACCAGCACTAGTCATCTGCTTTGCGGCGGGTAGGCCCGTAACACCGTCAGTGCCGGTAGTGATAGACTGGTCTGTCGCTGCTGGTAGCGACATACGTGCATATGTAGCAGGTACCGCAGAAGACTCTACACGATTGATGTAGAGTTTGTTACCTTGTCGCAAATACTCACGAGCTGCGAACCAACCCTGACAAGGTATACCTGACCCGAGTAGAGACGAGATAGGCTCACCGTATATCTCTACCAACCTATTGATGTTGGTTGTCAACGTAGGCGTACCTATTGGACCCTTGTTGAATGTACCTACTAGAGCATAACTTGTATTTGTTTGAGTCTCGGCATAGAGAGAAAGGTCTATCTCTCTCCCGTATGCACCTGCGGATACGAAGCCCATTGTTAGACCTCCTCGTCTTTCTCGTCAAGAGTCTCGTCTACAATCGCATCAAGATCTTCATCGAGTTCATCTTCGATCTCGTTATCGACGTCATCAACATGCTCGTCAACATCTGCAAACTCAGTCATATCGACGTAACCTTTCTTGACGAGAACAAGTATCTCAGCAGATACCTCAGAGTCCTCGATGACAAGAAAGTCACCTTCTTTAGGAAGACTACGAGCGATCTGAATCGCACCATACTGTGTAGGCGTATACAGCGATTCTGACCACTTTCCTGTGTGAGTCAACTTTTTCATTTAGTTACCTCGATTCGTGAAATACGTTGTTGTAATCGGTTCATTGTTATCAGGCGGAGACGCGTAATGTAACGCGTAGGCACCAGTAACGTAGTCAATAGTACCTGAGGTAAGCCTACGACCGATTAGATGACCAAGACCGTCGTCGTCTACTATCTCAACCGTACCTGCTATAACCGTCTGTATAACTGGAGTGTGTTCTATTATCGGCAACCGGGTCAGCGTACCGGTATAGTCTTTAGTAGTACCGTTACCAGTAGCTAACAGCTCAACCGGAGGTGCGAATCCATGAAAGTACTCAGTAGCATGATTATCGTAGTCATACACACGGTACTCGATACGCTTCACAATAGGCTTTGGTGTTATCACGTCAGGGAACATCCAACACTGACACTCGAGAGTCACAGTCTTACGTATCTCTCGTTCACCTTCGCCGGGTTCGAGATCTGAGTTGTTAGCGATACCTCGTAGAAAGACTATATACTTTTTCCACCCGTATACATCATTAGGTCGAATTCTCAGATATATGTAGGTGCTAGCAAACTCTTCGAGTACGTATCGCTCCCAGAGATTCATTTCTTCGACAAAGCGAGTCCAGAGATCAATCTGATACTGAACATTGACAGGCGCAGGAAACTTGCTGCTTAGCATAGATCGATGATCATCGAGATCACTGTACGCCCAACCTAATCGACGCATACGATTAGAGTTGTATCTAGTAGGATCATTCTCAGGGTCTAATCTTTGTACACTGATACGAGGTACTATCAGAGTACGCTCATCGACAAGTTGACCAGTCGTAACCTCAGCGAAAGTCTTTCTAGGCGTAACAAACAGTACTTGTACGGTACGACCTACAAGTAATGGACTCAGATATGTAGATACCCAAGTCAGCATAGCTTGATCATATAGTATAAACTGATCGGTCATCGTTTGATTTTTATCTTACGTGCAGTAGACTTCAATGTACTAGAACGTATTTTCATCAGAGTCTTTGCTAACTCTTTACGGTACAGTTTAGCAAAGTTTGGCTTGTTACGAATGAATTTACTTAGTAATGGACGCCATAGAGGTCGAGC